AGCTGTTAACCCGTTGAAGGAATATAACGCGGCGCAGGAAGCGGCGAACAAGCTTCTTCAAATGGGCGCAATTACGCAGGAACAGCACGCCCGCGCAGTAACGAAGGCGTCGGAAGCTTACGCAAATTCGCAAGACCCGTTGCGGCAGTATAACCGCGACCTTGAACAGCAATTACAGCTTTTGCAAATGCTGCCGAAGCAACGCGAAATCGAACAGCAGATTATGCAAGTTCAAAACGATTTGCTTGCGAAGGGCATCGTTCTAAACGAAACCGAATTGGCGCAGCTTCGTGAAAAGCTGTTGCTTATTCAGCAAGTAAACGCCGTTTCGCAGCAAGAAGCATCGTTGTTGGACGCCAGCGTAAACAAGCGTCAACAGTTTATCGACCAACTTAAAGCAATTCAGAACTTGCGCAACAACAGCGGAAGCGGTTTCAACGCAGGCGACCAAGCTGAAGCAACTAACAGCATGTTGCAAGGCATGGGTATTGATACGACGAACTTTCAAACGCAGCTTAACGCGCAATTGGCGCAATATCAAACTTACGTCGAACAGCTTAAAATGCTTAACGAACAGCGTTTGATTAGCGACCAAGAATACTCCGCCGCAAGTATGCAACTTGAATTGCAGCGGCAAAACCTATACTTAAATTCGACAAGTAGTTTCTTCGGAAACTTGGCCGCGCTTCAACAGTCGGGAAACAAGAAAATTGCTGCGATCGGAAAGGCCGCAGCAATCACACAAGCGATGATTAATACATATCAATCGGCAACGTCGGCTTATGCTGCAATGGCGTCGATTCCTTACGTCGGCCCGGCGTTGGGCGCGGCGGCGGCTGCGGCTGCAATTGCCGCAGGCTTAGCGAACGTTCAGCAAATCCGGTCGCAAAATGCCGGGTTTAAGTCGGGCGGTTTTACCGGATCAATTGGCGTAAACGAAGTCGCGGGCGTCGTACACGGCCAAGAATTTGTTATGAACGCATCGGCAACCAGACGCATCGGCGTTGCCGACCTTCAAGCCCTGCAAACGGGCGCGGCTAGTGTTCAGCGCAACGACGAACAAGCAATGGCGGCTAGTGTGGGCAGAGGTGGCAATTCCGAACCCGCGCCCGCGCCGGTTGTCAATGTACCTTTTAGCGCTGTTGTCGTACAATCGAAAGAAGCGGCCTTGGCCGGGCTTAAATCTGCGGAAGGTCGGGCTTTCATTTTGGAAACCGTTGAACAAAACGGTAGCACTGTCGCAAAAATCATTGGAGTTAAATAAATGGGTTATGCAATTGGAACAGTTACAAAAGGCGACGGCGACGATTGCCATTATCAGGTTTTGGAAATTATCAAAACGCTGGCCGAAGCTAACGGATGGACAACGCTTCGTTACGTGTCAACCGGACTTAATCGCGAATTGATTTTGAAAGGCGTTGGTTTGTCCGGTCTTGAAGAAATCTTTGTAGGGTTCAAGTGTTATCAAAGCGTCGGCGGCGATTATTACAATATCAATTGTGGAACTTTCGTCGGCTACGTAAGCGGAAATAGTTTCGAAGCCCAACCCGGCGCGCAGTTTAGCGCGATACCTGCCCACAATAACGCAATTACGTATTTCATAACGGCCAACGCCCAACGAATCGTCGGATGCTTCAAAGTCGGTACGCCGGTTTATGAACATTTTTACGTCGGCAAGTTCTTTCCGTATGCGCGGCCCGGCGAATATCCATCGCCGCTTGTTTGCGGTGCAATGCTTTCTAGCGCGCAGGCAATGCGCTTTGACAACAATTCGCAGTCGTTCCCGTATGCGGGTTATTATTACGATACAACGAACAATAGGCTTTATATTCGTGACCAAGCCGGTAATTGGATTAGGCCGTATTGTTGGCCGTTTACCAATGGAAGCGACGCAAGCAACGCGCTTGCAGGCCCGCAAGGAACTTCGACGCTTGTTCCCGCCGACATATATTATCAGCTTGAACCGATAATTTTGGCGCAACAAAGCAATAATAACAATCCTTCGAACGTGTTTGGCGAATTTGACGGCGTTTATTTCTGTTCCGGTTTTAACAACGGCGTCGAAAACGTAGTTCAAGAAGGCGGAAGTTCTGTCGTTGACCAAACAGGGCTTACCGTACTTCAAGCTGTAGACGCTATTAAAAATGTTGGCGGGCGGGCGTTTGTAATGTTGCAAAACGTCTATCGTACTTCTTGGCGCGATTTTATCGCTTTGGAAATGAAATAATGGCATATTTTACAGGAACAGCCGCAAACTTTGCGGATTTGAAAACAGCAATTGAAAATGCCTGCACTGCGAACGGTTGGGCGCTTGCCGACGGCATCTTGTCGAAGAACGGTTGTTTCTTTCAACTAATCGCCGATACGTCGGACGGTTATCCACAACTTCGCTTGCACGGCGGAACTGGTAAAAGCGGTTCAACACTTACCGGCCAACCGCCTAGTAATTACGGTACAAAGATTTGTAGCAATAACGGGAACGTTATCGTATTTCCGATTAATTACGAAATACATTTGTTTACCGACCCGGACGAAGTTTATTGCGTTATTAATTACAATTCGGACTTTTATCAACAACTTTCGTTCGGCAAGTCCGACATTCCGGGCATCGGTGGAACCGGCGCATGGTTTACAGGCGCAAAACGAAGCGACCAACGCTTAACCGAGGCATATTACGGCCCGAGAGTTTTTATATCCGCATATTGGCCGGAACGTGTTTATTGTACGCCGTATGAAGGTTATGGCTGCGGTTTGTTTTTTGACAGTACGACTTCGTTTGGCGGAATCTATTTCGGAAGTTTCGTGCATACCGGGCTTGATTCTACGCCTTGGCGAAGTGGCAATAGCGGAACTCATAACTTGACAGGTTACAAGCCGGGAAGTACCGCCGTCGGGTCATTGCTGATGCAACTGCCGAACATTTCAAACCAAGCAACGATTTTGCTTCCAATTAAACCCGTTGCAATGCGGTCTAGCGGCGGAGTGACAATTATTGCAAATCCGAAAAATGCGCGATATGTCCGAATCGACAACGTTGTGCCGGGCGAAATTATTACGTTCGGTGCCGACCGATGGAAGGTTTACCCGTTTTACCGCAAAGACGTAACCGTTCGAAACGGCGTCTTTTGGCCAACCGGCGCGATGCATAGCGGAACGTTTGGATACGCCATTAAATACACTGGAACTTAAAAAGAATGGCCGGAAGACTTGGAACATTTTTAGCGGCGGAAAGTTTTATCTATGGCGACTCAAACCCGAATCTTTCCGCCGAACTTAACGAACTTACCGCCGCAGAATACTCGCCGACAATTTACGACCCGCGCGATACAGCATTGCGCGGCGGATATTCGGCGTACAAAATCACGCCTTCGAATCGCTGGCCTATTGTGGGCAAAGAACAAGGCAACTTCGGGCACGATTATTATTATCGCGTTCACGTTTCGCCGTTACTTTTGGATTTACAAACCATTGCGTCTTCACAAACGCGCAAATTCAACGTTTGGAACGCATGGCCCGACCGTGCGGCAAATCTTGACTACATTTTGGTAAGTAATCCGGTCGGTATTGAAATTACCGGCCAAGCGACGCCGTACCCAATGCCGCCGCTTCGAGAACTTACTTACGAAATAACCGTAGGCGTTTCGGGGCCGCCGAATATTAACGTCGAAGTTCAATTTGACTTTTCCAACGTTCCCGACCCGCTGCCGATTCTGATTACAGGAACGCGCGCGGTTAAGTTCGACATTGTGCCCGAAGTTCCATTGAACGAAACTTGGGAATGGTTAAGCGACAACATTGTAGCGGTTGACGGAACAGAACAGCGCATAGCACTTCGCGGCGAAATGCCACGTATCGAAGAACGATTGAAAGTAATTTTCGATTCTGTTGAAGCCATGCGCCGTTTTTATGGCGATGTTATGTCAGCAGTTGGTCGGCTTTGGATTCCCGAATTTCAGTACGCGACCCAAATTACTGCCCCAAGCAATAGCGGCGCACTTCAAATTTATTTCGACCGAACGAAGACCGACGTTCGCGATAGCGAATACGTTTTGATTAAAACTCCGCTTGTTGCTGCGCTTGTCGAAATTGACGTATTGACAGCAGACGGGGCTACGCTTAGTTCGCCATTGCTGTTTGACATTCCACCAGGGTCGCTAATTATTCCTGGTTCACCTGCACTTATTGACGACAATACAGCACTTGCGCGGTATTCCGTCGATACCGTCGGCGAAGTAGAAATTAACGCGAAGATGATTCGCCAGCGTTCGCAACTTACCCGACCCGGCGCAACCGTTGTACTTGAACAGTTCGGCGGCGTGCCTGTTTTGACGAAGCGTCCGCTTGCGAACGACCTTGTACGCGACGAAGTTTCAACCGGCCAAATTTCAATCGACAATCAAACCGGACTTGCCGACATTATTAGCCGTTGGGATTATAGCCGCATCAGCGGGCCGCGAAGCTTCAAAGTAAACCGTATTTTGAATCCCGAAGAATTGGATTATTGGAAAGCGATTCTTGCGTATGCACGCGGACAGGCGCGCAAATTTTGGATGCCCACATATCGAACCGATTTGGTCTTGGCCGTGCAACCGTCCGACGCGGCTTCAAGCTATACAGTAGAAGGGTCGGAATATGCCGAAAAGATTTGGCCGATTATCACGCATCGTTATATCGAAATCGAAACAACGTCCGGCATTCATCGAACGGAAATCTTGGGCGCAACTTTGCTTGAAACTGGCAATACAATTATTCTTCTTGGCACGCCGCTTCCGACCGGGGCCGGATGGATGCAAGTTAAGCGAATTTCGTACTTGTTACCTGTACGCCTTGGTGACGATAAAGTAGAATGGAAGCATTACGGTCTTGAATCAATCTTGAATCTTTCAATTCGAACGGCAGAACCCTAATGTCTGATTACGACGACAAAGAACAAAGCGTAGGCGATAGCGCGCCATTTGAACTTTACGAGTTTGTCGGTTCGTATCGCAATTATTACATGACTTCCGACGTTCTGCCGCACGTTTTCAACAGTGCGACATATAATCCCGTTCCGGGTTTGAAACGCAGTACGTTAAAAGTCGGAACGCACGAAGACGACAACGTAGATATGACGATTACGCTTCCAATTACGGAACAAATCGTTAAAGACTATGCGTTTCAAACTACGCCGCCGTCTTTGGTTTTGACGATTTACCGTCGCCAGCGCGACGCCGCAGCTTGGGTTGTATACTGGAAAGGGCCAATTGCTTCAATTTCGGTTGACGACGAGTTTGCAACGTTCAGAACGCCAAGTAAGTTCGGTTCGATGCTGTCTGGCAATATACCGAACGTTTACATACAGCCGCCTTGCAATAACATTTTGTTCGACGAACGTTGTAAGGTAAGCCGTGTGAGCAATTCGCTAGATACGCAAGTTTCGGCGGTTGAAGGTCGCAATATTTCAATTCCTTCGCTTGGCGGCTTTCCCGATGGTTGGTTTGTCAACGGCGAAATCGCAATACCCGCGCGCAACGAACGTAGAATGATTATCGCACAAGCCGAAACAATTTTAACGGTAAATTACGAGTTCGCGCGTATTTCTGTCGGCACTTCGATTCAGGTTACGGCAGGTTGCGACCATTCTTACAACGGGGCCAATGGTTGCCCAAAGTTCAACAATCAAGCTAACTTCGGCGGTTGCCCGTTTGTTCCGGGCGAATCGAATAACGTATTCCAAAGCGGTGTTCATTAACAAAATGTGGATTGCAATTGTCTTCGTCGTCGCCTTCTTGCTTATGGCGGCGCTTATGCCGAAACCTAACGTCGAAAATGCACGTGCGGCGAAACTTGGCGACTTCCAATTTCCGCGTTCTAAGTACGGCGACCCAATACCATTAGTGTGGGGAACAGTGCGCCAGAAATCGCCAATAATCGCCTGGTTTGGCGACTTCCGCCCTGTACCAATTCGTAAGAAAATTAAGACCGGGCTTTTTAGTTCGAAAAACGTTACGGTCGGTTATAAAAATTATCTTGGCATTGATTGCATTTTGTGCCTTGGCCCTGGCGTTCGACTTCGTAAGTTTTGGGCCGGTAATTACCTTGTTTGGGAAGGCAACTTAACTTCGTCGGGCGATATTTACATTAATAAGCCGAACTTGTTTGGCGGCGAAGACGAACGCGGCGGCCTGCAAGGTACGATTTCGTTTTATGATGGTCGTTTTGACCCGCCGCAAGATTCTTACTTGGTTTCGAAGATTGGCCCGAATGTTCCGGCTTACAACGGCTTTGCGCGTGCGTTGTTCAAAGCCTTTTATATCGGAACAGGTACGACGCCGGAACCTTTCAGCTTCGAAATTCAGCGCATTACGTCCGGCTTGCACGCGACTTATTCAATCATGCCAAACGGGTTGGACGTTAACCCGATGGAAATTGTTTACGACGCAATGACGCAAAAATGGGGCCGCTTCGGCAACCTTGAAAGCGAAATTGATATGCCTTCATTTACGGCTTGCGCGCAAACGCTGTATAACGAAGGCTTGGGTATGTCACTTATTGTTCAATCTGCAATTACCGGAAAAGACTTGCTAGAAGAAGTAATGAGGGTTGCCGACGGCGTGTTGTATCAAGACCCGGCGACGGCGAAAATTGTTGCGAAGCTTATTCGCCAAGATTACACTATTCCCGAACTTCTTGTTCTTGACGAATCTTCGATTAAAGAACTTCGCAACTTCCAGAAAACAACATGGGAAAACACTTTTAACCAATGTCGCGTTACGTTCAAGAACCGCGCTAGTAATTACGACGACAGCGTAGCAATTACCCAAGACTTCGCAAATATCAACTTTCAAAACCGCGTTAAGTCTACGGAAGTTTCGACGCCCGGCGTTACCGACGCAACGGTAGCAAGCAAGATTGCGGCGCGCCAACTTTCGATTTTGAACGTTCCGCTTTACAAGTGCGACTTGACCGTTAACCGCAAGGCGCAGAACTTGCGACCAGGAAGCGTATTCGTTCTAAATTGGTCGCCGTTTGGCATTTCGAATATGGTTATGCGCGTTACGAAAATTGATTTCGGCGAACTTACGTCTAACCAAATAAAGCTTTCTTGCGTTCAAGACCGCTTTTCGTCTTCAACGCTTACGTTCGCACCGCCCGAAAGTTCAGGATGGACACCAATTAGTACGGAACCGACGCCGGTTACAACGCGGCTTATTTTTACGCCGCCTGCGTTCCTTACCGGATACGACGACAACGAAACCCCGGCTTCGTTTGATTCTGCCGGGCGTCTGTACCTTGCCGCAGTCGCGCCGGGTTCTATGTCCATTTCTTACGACGCAATGACGGCCCCGGACAATTTCAGTTCGTCGCCTATTCTGTCGCTTGAAAGCGCCCCATACAACGGCGGCGGCGTGTTGCTGAACGCCTATGCTTCGACAGTCGCCAGCGAAACCCGCAACGATACAAGTGGAAGCCTTGTCGTAACCGGCGTGTCGCAAGCAAGCATCGAAGGTTTGCGGCAATACACGACGCTAGACCAAGCGCGCGACGGTTCGGCCTTACTGCTGATTAACAACGAACTGTTCGTTTATGTGGGTTTCGTTAACAATGGAGGCGGTCAAATTACGTTCCCAAATGTATATCGTGCCGTTCTTGATACAACGCCTGGTGATCATGCGGCGAACGACCGCGTTTGGTTCATTAGCGGAACCGACGGACTGTTGCCGGAACTTGTTTCGGTTGGAACGACGCGATATATTAAGCTTTTGGATAAGACTTCGAAAGGTAAGCTTGATATTTCATCAGCCCCGACGTTCAGCGGGTTGCTTACCAACCGGGCCGGGTTGCCGCTGCCGCCGCAGTACCTAACGCTTGCAGGAAGCCGCACGCCAAGCCCACAAGTGGGCGCAACGTCGATTGCTGTTGAATGGCGCAACCGCAGCCGGGCCGATACCCTGTTGCGCGTGTATAACGACACGGCGAACACGCGGGAAGCTGGCACCGAAACCCGCGTTCGTTGGCGAGTAGGCGGCGGCGCTTACACAACCATTACGACTGCCGGAAGTTCAACAATCCTTGACGTAACGGACAAGTACGGCACTCTAGAAGTTATTGTAGATTCGTTTATTACGTCAAATTCGAAATATTCAATGCATGGCGATTCTCTAACAATGACCTTAATGGCACCGCAGTAGTAATCAAAATAACGGCAGTGCGGCGGTTTCGGCCTTTTTCAGCCGCCCGCAGTCGTATAGCATTTTAATCGCTTCGTTAATATACCAATCGTAATTTATATCGTCTGGAAATTCCGTTGGCAAGTTCATTACAGGGCGTGCGCCGTCGGTTTTTCCTACTTTGTTTCCGCTGGATACGTAAGCAATATAACCGGCTTCGTTCTTCGGGTAATACCAACGAACAACCTTACCAAGATAACGACCGTTCTTTTCGCCGCCGCCGCGCACGTTCTTTACTGCAACGAAGCGCCGGAAGTCGCGGCATTCCTTAATTGTCTTTTCGACTGGCGTTCCATCAACAAGGAAGCGAACAACGGCGTCGGAACAAATTAGGGTTTCGGGGTTCTTCGAAAGAATCGAATTTAAGGCCGACCCGCGTTCGCAATAAGCGCCCTTCGTTTTTGCGCCCAATTGTTCGTCAATAAAGCGCGCTTCTGGATCGCCGCCGTCTTCCTTGATTGCGACGTAACTATTAACGTCGCGGCTGAATATGGCTTTATACCGCGTTTCTTCGGTCTTGTACCCTGTCCATTTTTCCCAAGCCGCAATAAGCGCCCTTACTTCGTCGTGTTGCGATTTACGATACTTAGAAATAATGCCGTCGGTATTGGCGGAAATAACTTCAACGCTTATTTGTTCCAAAGCTTCGATAAGCATGAGCAACACAAGCTGCCCGGTAATCGTTACTTGCAACATAAGTTGCGGCGCATAAAGCGTCGAATACTTGTTACCAAACTTGCCAAAGCTTCCGTTAATGGTAATCTTCAAGCTGTCGGCAACGGTCTTCCATTTCTTCGCGGCTGCGCGGTCTCCCGCTTTCTTTGCTTTAGACGCTTCGGCTTTGGCATAAATTCGCTTATTTACGATTTTTTCGTAAACGGTCAAAAAAGCTTCGCCCAAGTGCTGCGGACAAAGTCTTTGATTAAGGATTGTTCGCGGGTAAAACGATTCTACGTCGTTGTCTGCCAAAATTATTTCATCGGTCGCATAGTGCGCCGTTTTCTTTTCGGTAGAATGCAAACCGCCCATGCCTAGTTTATACGTCGAACCGCCGATTGTTACTTTCAGCTTTTCCAGTTCGGGCGGCATAATTGGCGACCCCAAGCCGTCAAGATAGAAGCGGGCGTTTCGCACGACTTCCAGCATTTCGCGAAGCTGCGTCGTTTGATAGCAAACGAAGTCGGGTACTTCGTAAGCCAAGACAGTATCGGCGGATAGTGTGGGCTTCTTCGGATAATAGCCAAGGACTTTTTGAAGTTCAGAGTTAATAACCGCTTCGGCTACTTGTGCGTCTGATTTCGACCGAAGGTCTATGCCGTATTCTTCCGACATTTCGGCCCGCAATTTCAATTCGGGCGCAAGTTCGTTAAACAAAAGTTCGGTATTCGAAAGGTCGTTGCAGCAATAAGGCCGCACTATTTCGGCGTCTTCCTGCGTCAATACATGGTCTTCGGGAAATGGCAAGTCTTGCATACATTCGCAATGCAAGCGCCCTGCGTACAGCTTCAACGAACCTTGAAGCGGTGCAACTTCGATAAGGTCGATATGATTGTATCGGCCAATTTGTACGCCGTACTTCTTTTCGAACGCGAACGGCGTTACCTTTTCGGTTCCATAGTTCGGCCCGCTTTTAATGATGAAATCGGACGCTTCTTTAAGTTTCTCGCAGTCTGCGCCGCGTGCGGCTAGTTCAATCATCGGCAAGTCATAATTGCGCGAATTGAAGCCGACGATACAGAACCGCCGAAGCATCCAAAGAAGCTTCATCGGGTTAAAATCATGGTCGGGGCTGCGTTCGAATGCGACGAACTTTCTGTTATCAAGCGACTTAAACGCTACGTAAAAGAAATTCACGTAAGTTTCAACGTCGAAAACGAAGACACTTCCGGTAGGCATTGCTATTAGTTCTTCGTCCGACATAAATTCGACAGGCCGCAAAGCCTGCCGAATGCTTGCGGTCAGCTTATCGACGACGCGACTTTTCTTTGCAACAATAAAGCCTTGTTCGTTAATCATGCGGAAGCCCCTTAGAACGGTACGTCGTCTTCGTAATTGCCCAATTGATTATATGTCGCCTCGTTGCCAAGGTTGATACCCATAAGAACACCGCGTATGTTTTCGCCGAAAAATACAACTTTGTTTGCGTCCGGTGCGAAATGCGCTTTCTTAAACGCATGTTCGACGGAAAGAAGCAACTTCGCAGAAAAGCTCATTCGTTTCGGCAAGCCTTCGATTTTGTACGTCGAAGCTTCTTCTTTGTGCATCTTCGACAAAATCGCCCCGTCGTCGAAAAATACGTTTCCGTTCGGGCTGAACGACTGAATCGCGCGAACGCCGTTGTAAAAATCGTCTGGAACCGGCCAAGGGTTCAAGCCTTCAACTTCAAAGACGACTTGGTAATTTGGGTAACGTTCGTTATAAAGCTGCGTTTTTATAAACGCCCCGTTTTCGAAATAAAACGTTGCCGACGACGCCGAAAAGCCGAAGCCTGTAAGGGCCGGACCAGCCTTGGCGACAGCAACCGCCGCGCGCTTCGAAAGCATCATGCCAGGCGGAAGGTCGATACCGTGCCACGATTCCAGCAAGGCCGCCCCATTGGTCGCTACGGCGCTTCCGGCTTGCAGCAAGACGGCGGCATAGGCCGCATTCGGTGCGCCGTCTGTCGCAAGCCCTGCGACCGCAGCTAAAGCCGTTTTAATCCGGTCGTCAATTGTGGCGCATTGCGGGTCGGGCGCACTAATTGGCACGTCCTCGAAGCCAACACAAGGCACCAACGCCCGAAACGCACCAGACGATACGGCAAGGGCGTTCGCGGTAAGCTGCGTAATAGACAGTTCTTCGCCTACCTTCGACAGCGCGTCTATAAACTGCAACGTATGCGGGCACGCTACCAAGTCTTCTTCGATAGGATGCGCAACGGTCAAAACCCCGTCGGAAGCCGCCGCCCAATTGTGGGCAATGTGTCCAAACTGAACGTTCGTCGGCCCCGTTTTTTTCTGCGCTATGGCAATGAACTTTAACGCCGCCAAAAGCGACGCAGCAGGTTTGGCTTTATTCTTTCCGGCTGCGGCTTGCTTTCGTGCCCTTGACTTGCGCTTTATCTGTTCTGCGGACGTTGCTTCGTATTCGGGCGGAAGCGTAATATTACTGTCGATTTTCATTTTCGGCCCGTTCTTCGTCAAGTTTTGAAATTGCTGCTTGAAGATAGTTCGCCAAGTCTAGCGTTTCTTCTAGCGCGTGTTGCAACCAATCGCGAAGCGGCAACGGGTTGTTATCCGTCGTTACGCCGTACTTTGCAAGTCCAACGATTGAACGTTGTAACAGCAATTCGCGGTTCTTTTCTACATTTTTGTCTGGCGATGTTTCGGCCATTTGTTCACCATTCAGCGGAAATAACTTCGGGATACTTTTTGTTTACCCATACGCGAATACGGCGCGGCGTGCGAAGTTCTGAAACACGCCGTAAAGCTTGATAAGTCGTTGGCGGCGGTTCTTCGGCGTGCCGCTGCCGCCACCAATCGCG